ACCTGTTTTTCGCGTGCACGGGTCTGGCTCGTCCCGGAATGTCCGATTTGTCTGTCCTGAAATGTCCGATTTTTCCGGTTTGGTTGGACCGGTTGTCTAACGCGGTTTAGTTGAAAGTTTTGTTATTCCGTTTGGTCTGGAATGTCCGTTTTGACCGTTTGATTTGGGTCGAACCGGTGTTTGATCGTTGCGGATTTCTACAATTTGGGAGGTTCGGTCATGGCCGGTCGTGGACCTGCACCACGCGCCGAGCGTGCAAGAGAGACGGACACCAAGCGGCGTCAGTCTGAGTTGCAGCGGCTTGCGCCGGATGATGAGGTTCGGGGTCGTGAGTTGCCGGAGCATGATTGGCATCCGCGTACGGTTCGTTGGTGGGAGACTTGGCGGCGGTCTGCTCAGGCTAAGACGTTCACTGAGACGGATTGGGATTTTCTTGAGGACACCGCGTTTCTGCATGACGCGATGAGCAAGGGTGACACGGGTCTTGCGGCTGAGTTGCGGATCCGGGTGGCTAAGTTTGGTGCGACTCCTGAGGATCGTATGCGGTTGAAAATCGCGATTGATCGGGATGTTGAGCGGGTGCCGGTGGTGGCGAAGGTGGACGCGGATCGTAAGTCGCGGCTTATGGCTGTTGTGAATGATTAGTCTTGGTTATCAGGTTATTGATTGGATCGAGACTTATTTGGTTCATGGTCCGGGTGACATTGAGGGTGATCCGGTTGCGGTGGATGATGAGTTCGCTGCGTTTATTGTGCGTGCGTATGAGGTTGGTGGGGATGGTTCTCGCCGGGTGAGGCGTGCGGTTTTGTCGCGTCCTAAGGGTCGCGCGAAGTCGGAACTTGCTGCGTTCCTGTCTATTGTTGAGGCTTTGGGTCCGTCGAGGTTTTCTCATTTCGCTGAGGCGGGTGAGGTGAGTTCGTGGGGTTATCCTTACGATGAGGGTGAGCCTGTCGGTAAGCCGGTGAAGCGTCCTGAGATTCTGGTGTTCGCTACGGAGTTCAATCAGGCCGGTAACACTTATGACGGCATCAAGTTCATTTTGAATACGTCGGAGCGGTTGCAGGGTGATTACCCGGGTGTTGATGCGGGTATCACTCGGGTGTTGTTGCCGAATGGTCAGATAACTCCGGAGTCCGCTGCGGACTCGAGTAAGGATGGTGGCAAGTCCACTTTTATTGTCGCGGACGAAACTCATTTGTGGGTGTTGCCGCGGTTGCAGCGGTTGCATCAGGTGACGTTGCGGAACTTGCTGAAGCGTAAGATCGCTAGCGGGTGGATGTTGGAGACGTCCACGATGTACGCGCCGGGTGAGGGTTCGGTTGCGGAGTCCACGCATCAATATGCGCAGGCGATTGCTGAAGGTCGCGTGACGGATGCGGGTTTGTTATTTGATCACCGTGAGGCGTCCTCGAGGTTCGATGCCGCGCGTAAGCGTGACCGGCTTGAGGGTTTGCGTGAGGTGTACGGTCCTGCTGCGGATTGGATGGATCTTGACGCTATCGCGTCGAGTTATGAGGATCCGCAGACGTCTGCTGCTGAGTGGCAGCGGTATTGGTTCAACCGTCCCGTGAGTTTGCAGGGTCAGTGGTTGCCGCAGGCGGCGTGGGATGAGTGTCATGATTCGCGTCCGATTGAGGACGGCGCGGAGGTTGTGCTTGGTTTGGATGGGTCGTTCTCGGGTGATAGCACTGCTTTGGTTGCGGTCGGTATCGGTGAGTTCCCGCATGTGACTGTTGCGGGTCATTGGGAGAAACCGCCGAACGTGAGTGAGTGGCGGGTTCCTATCCTTGATGTTGAGGACGCTATTCGTACTGCGTGCCTGCGTTGGCGGGTTCGTGAGATTACGGCGGATCCGCATTTGTGGTCTCGTTCGCTTGAGGTTTTGGCGGATGAGAATTTGCCGGTGACGGAATTCCCTCAGTCGGCGGCGCGTATGACTCCGGCTACGAAGCGGTTCACGGATATGGTGTTGACTCGCCGGTTGACGCATGACGGCAACCCGGCGTTGACGCGTCACGTGAGTAATGCGTATCTCAAGACGGACAGTCGTGGTACGAGGATTGTGAAGGAGACGCGGCATAGTGCTCGCCGGATTGACCTTGCGGTTGCGGGGATCATGGCGGTTGAGCGTGCCGTGAATCAGGCACCGGAAGCGGCGCAACCGGTGCCGCAGTTTTTCGCTTAGGGAGAATCATGGCAACCGTGTTTCAGTTGGCCGGTTTGGTGTTGATCACTACCGGCGCAGCGTTGATCGCACCTCCTGCGGGGTTCATTGTCGGTGGGGTTTTGTTGACCATGTTCGGAGTTGCATTGGAGCGTGCACGCGGTGCTGAATAATTTGTTTACGCCACCGGAGCGGCGCGCGATCACGTTTCAGAAACTGTTCGAGATCGGTGACCCGTCCCTGACCGGTGGCACTCGAGCAGGCGTGAGGATCACGCAAGATAACGCAATACGCATCACTCCCGTTTTCGCTGCTATCCGTTTGATCAGCGACACGGAGTCTACCCTGCCGGTGGATGCTTTCTATCGTGCGGGTAGTGAACGGCGTGCGTTGCGTCCTAAACCTGCGTGGGTGGATAACCCGGAACCTGATCAGAACGTGTCCCGCAGTGACCACTATCAAATGATGCTTTTCAGTTTGTTGGTGCATGGCGAATCGTTCACGCGTAAGTTGTTCAATCAGCGCGGTGACGTGATCGCGTTGCATATCCTTGACCCGCGGCGCATCAAGGTCCGCCGGAACGAGGACGGACGTATTGAGTACGTCGTGGACAACGGCAAAAACGTCTTGACGGAAAACGAGATTGTTCACATCACTGACTTGCGGTTGCCGGGTGCGTTGCATGGAACGTCCCGTGTTGAGGAACTGAAGGAAACACTAGGGATCGCTAAGGCTCTCGAGGAATACTCGGCGGCGTTTTTCGGATCCGGTTCGAGTGCCGCAGGTGTGATCGAGGTTCCCGGTGAGGTCACGGCGGAGCAGGCGCAAGCCATTCAAGACTCGTGGGAAAAAGGTCACAAGGGTTTGCGGAAGGCGCATCGTCCCGGTGTGTTGTCTGGTGGCGCGAAGTTCAACAGCACAACGATTAGTCCTGACGATTCGCAGTTGATTGAGGAACAACAGTTCGTGGTTGAGCAGGTTGCGCGGATGTTCCGCATCCCTGTTCACATGCTGCAATCCACGCAACAGGGTGCGATGTCGTATGCGTCGGTTGAGGAATCCTCACGTCAGTTCGTGACGTACACGTTGCTGCCTATCATTCAAAAGATTGAGAACGCGTACTCAACGATGATCGTTGGTGACGGGTTCCTGAAGTTCAACGTTGACGGGTTGCTCAGGTCGAACCTGCAAGACCGTTACACGGCGTATTCGCAGGCCATTCAAGGTGGTTGGCTTTCGATCAATGACATTCACCGGCTCGAGGATCTTGACCGGGTGGAAGGCGGCGATCAGTACCGTGTCGCGTTGGCTAACGTGAACCTTGGTGCGGCGAACATTGTTGAACTTGAGAAGCGTGTTGATATGGCGGCGCGTCTGGTGCAAGTTGGTTATTCACCTTCCGCTGCGGCGGAGGTTGTCGGATTGCCTGCCATTGAACACACCGGCCTGCCGACGGTTCAGTTGCAGAACGCTACTCAGGCGGCGGAGTCCGTCGCGGACATCGAGGACGTGTACGAGCCGTGATCACAAGCGGACAGGTAACGGTCGGTACCGCTACTCCGGTACAGATTGACGGCAACAGTGTGCAGTGGACGCGGTTGACTGTTCACAACAATGACAACACTAAGGTCCTGTACCTCGGTGGATCCGCGGTTTCAACGACGAACGGTTTGAAGTTGTTGAAAGAAGAAACGGTTCAGGTTGATCTTGCGCCGGGTGAATCGTTGTTTGCGATCAGCGCGAGTGGTGCGCACGTTATTTCGTTCCTGCGTCAAACATTGGTGTAAATATGCCGTATTTCATAACCGACGAATCTGATTGTCCGGCGTGGGCTGTGGTCAAGGATGACGGTGAAGTGATCGCGTGTCATGACTCGAAACAGTCTGCGATTGATCAGATGGTTGCGTTGAGTGTGGCGGAGGACCTTGAGCCGGGTGGCGAGCGTGTGGCTAATGCTGCGGTTGCGGTGATCACTGATATTGATGACACGATCATTACGCGTGGTGTTCGTCCGGTGCGTGATGTGATTGATCACATCAATTCGCTGCCGGGTGATTTGTTTGTGATCACGGGTCGGGAGGAACGGCAGCGCGGTGCGACTTTCACGACGTTGACTGAGGCCGGTTTGCGTGCGTTCACGTTGTTGATGCGTCCGGATGCGTCGGTTGATTCTATTTCCTTCAAGACTGCTCAGGCGGCTCGTATTCAGGAGAGATACCGCATTAGTCATGTGTTTGAGAACGATGCGGACACGCGTGATGCGTATGCGGGTCTTGGATTGACGGTGGTCAATCCGTTGGATTTTGAGGCGCGTGCGGAACCCGGTGAGGTTTCCGTTGGTGATTTCGTTGAGTGGGATTCGTCCGGCGGCACGGCGCGTGGTCAGATTGAACGCATTGTGACGGAGGGTTCACTTGATGTGCCGGATACTGAGTTCACGATAAACGCGGATGAGGACGACCCTGCTGCGTTGATACGGATTTTTAGCAGGTCTGATGATGGGTTTTTACCAACGGACACGTTGGTTGGTCACCGGTTGTCTACGTTGACCAAGATTGATGATCTGGAACCTCCGTCAGAGGAACGTGATCTACCGGATAATTACCGTCCGGCGTTAGAGGATGATGTGCCGGAGGGACGCGCCTGCGGCAACTGCTTTTTCTACGACGAGTCCATGGTTCAGGATGATATGGCGTGGTGCCGTCGGTGGGAGGATTACGTTCGTGGGGATCATTACTGCAACGCGTGGCAATCCCGTGAGGATGAGGATCGCGCGGAGAACATTCCGCAATACATTCAGGATGCTGCGGCGCGTGGTCTTGAGTTGAACCGTGAGGGTTTCGGTGGTGAAGGTTTGACGGATCAGATGTTGCGTGAGGCTCGAGCGATGTCACGCGGTGAAATGTCTGATGACAAGGTTGTTCGCGCTAACGCGTGGGGTGCTCGCCATGCGGTTGATTTGGAGGCACCGAAAAACCGGGATCCGGAGCATCCGGAGTGGCCGGGTGCGGGTGCGGTTGCGCATTATTTGTGGGGTATCAATCCGTTGGATCCGGGTCCGGCGTTGCGTTGGTTGGAACGGGAAGTTGAGAGAATCCGCGATGAAAGGTCTGCGATGAGTGGCGTTGAGGTTCGCACGGTTGATGCTGAGTTGCGTGCGGTTGATGAGTCGTCCGATGGGATGTCGTTTGCCGGGTACGCGTGGCGTTATCAGGAACCGTCTCTACCCTTACCGTTTACGGAGCGGATTGCGCCGGGTGCGTTCACTCGAACGTTGAAGTCTCGCAACGATGTCCGCGCGTACTACAACCACAACGATGAGTTGCTGCTTGGTTCTACTCGCGCTAAGACTCTGCGGATTGAGGACCGTGACGACGGCGGTTATGTTGAGATTGATTTGCCGGACACGGAACTTGGCCGTTCCACTGCGTACCACATCAGGCGTGGTGACATTACCGGCATGAGT